CTGTTCAATCTTTGTAGCGATTCTTCCATCTGGATACTCCTTCCAAAACTTTTCTAGTCGGCTCTCGACTGTTTCGTAATCTGCTAAATTAAATGCCATCTTTCCACACTCCATCCTCATCTTGCATCGCTTCAGTTATTGTTTTAGCGATAGCGATGTATCCAAGTGCATCGGTGTAATTGTCATGGACTCGTGGATCTTCAGCTTGTCTGCTGATTTTGACCAGGCACATACATATTGCAACTTCATTCGGTTGTATTGGATAGCCAAGGTAAGCTGACCAGAGTTCGGCAATTCGTTTATGGTTTCCGATTGGGTGGCCATAATCAGCGCCCCGACTATGCAAGGTGTCAATGACGTTTGCAAAGAGTTGCTCAGTTCTTGTCATAGTCAAACACCTCATCGGTTTTAACTTTGTTCTCAATCATGCGGCGATGCATATTCCAACCATCACGGCGACCTAGGTAGTAATAACGTGCTTCTGCATTTTCTTTATTAACGTGGATAAACCAGCCAATAGTTAATAAACCAAGCATCCCATAACACACTGCATAAAATATATCTACAGTAATCATATAGCCCTATCTATGCTCACATATTTTGTGGCATGGCAATAGTGTGACACCTGTGTATGACTTTGTGGATTATTTAAGGGCGTATTTGTATAACGTTTTGGTAACGATGTTACCCGTAGTACCTGCCCAGAGCTGTAAATGAGCCATCCTTATTAACTGGCACCAGGGTCGGTGTCAGGGTCTTTCCTACGGCTTCTAGTATAGCAAAGCCACCCTGCCAATTTGCAGCAGAATAACGCAAATAAGAGGCTTTCTGTCGGTTCATTAGGTTTCCTACCTCAACCCCATATAATGGCCTGTAATGGCTTCCTATGGCCTCTGAATAGGCACTCATACCCAATCTGTGGGTGTGGCCACAAACTACTGACTTACCCCATTTTTTAGCCAAGTTTAAAGCTGTAATTCCAGCGTGTTGGCTCATATTGCCTTCATCACCGTGGGCCAATACCCAGCCAGGATGAAACTCATATGCTGTCTTATGGTAGGTCATACCCATTTCAGCAAAGCCCATAAACTTTGGGTATTGCAGCTCAGGTAGGCTCAATAAGCCAGGTGTTTTTAGAAGAGTATTAAATAAGCGATCAGAATGATTAGACCTGATGATATGACACTCACGGCTGTACTCGCTGAGATCCCAAAGAATCTGCTTACATAACTCACGGTCAGCGTGGATAGTTTGCTCATAAGCCAAAGGTGTTTTTTCAGCCCATCGACTAATAGTTTGAAAATCCATTTCATCGCCAACCACCAATACTGAATCAAATCGCTCACGCTTGGCTAATTTCTTTAAATTCTTGATTGCTGGATCCAGTTGGTATGGAGCCTGGATATCTGAGATTACTAACCAACGCTTAATCTTCATCCTCATCTGGAGTAGGAATAGTTGGGATAATGCCATCTTCGCCGACTACCCAGTCAGGCATTGATGATGGACTATCCATTAAATACAGGCATACAGATTCTGAAAATCCAGCCTTACGTGCAGCTTTGAACATCTCATGCTTAGCAATATAAAACACTTCTAGTTTAGATAAAGGGTCGGGTGATTTACGTACCACACGCCTGTTAATCTTCTTTCGTTTACGAGTGCTAGCCATAATAAAATTATGACTTACTAATTAAGATAAAGAGATCATCGACACGCTTTTCTAATCTATCAATAGAGTCACGCAAACTTGTGCCTGAATTGGGTTTGAGTTCAGATAAGTAGGATTTAATAACCCAGCGTAGACCCACTAATAAACTTGTTAATATAGCGCAAACGCCAACACCTAAACCAACCCACTCGTTCAGGCTCATGCTTCATCGGCACCGATGCCATAAGCATTATCGGATTTGTCTAAAGCCCTAACCGCTGGGCCTGCTAGAGCTGAGATAACTACAGCTACAACAGGATCTAATCCCAGTTCATTACTTGCTAAGAATGTTAAGAATGAAACCAATACGCCACGTGCGTATGACTTCAGTACAGCCTGTTGCTTCTTGCTTATCTTCATATCTTGCCCCCTATTAGTGGTATGTCGAACGCTGTGCCATTTAAATCACCTAGTGTTGTAAAGCTGATATGTATGTGCTTCTTATGTGGGTTAATGCCTTTGTACTTACGCCACTTCCAATTTAATATCTTCGAGCATATTCTCCCGTTAAAGATGACGTATGATATGCGTGGATCCGATTTGGCTGCGATTCTGATCTGGTCAGCCAGATAAGGTGCGAGGCTGTCGGATGACTCCAACCTAGAATTAAGATCAAGACCTCTGACCCACCCAAACCTGTCTGGATTATGATCCGATTTTCTGGCGGAGTGACGACTATCGCCCAACCATCCTTCTGGACTTTTAGTACACCGATCTGGAAACCACGTATCAACTTGCTCTCTTAACTGCACACCAGCTGCACATAGTTTCGGTTTCATTCGCACAATTCCTGAAGATTATGCTAAGACTTAGGCTTGCCTAATTTTAACCCTGTTGGTATTGGCTTGCTGTAATTCCACTCTTTAATATAAGGCCCAACGCCATCAGTATCATCTTGCAAAAAAATACTTCCTTTTGAACCAAAATCTTCAAAAGTAAGTTCAGGATAAGCGTTTGTAATTACTGTAAATAAATCCATTTTAACTCCTTATGAATGTGCCGTAGAAAAATGTTGTTGTAGGACCATATTCTACTGCCCTTGTTGTACCATTGTTTGTAACGAATATTTCAACATAATCAGTAGTGCCGTTGAAATCAATTAAAGCACTTCCAGCCACACCAGTTGTTGTTGAAGTAACTGTGCCAAAAAATAATGTGCTTTGTTCTGCGCCGTTTTTGAAAATATCCATTCTAAAAAAGTTGGCAGGATTCGCAATTATTGCTAAATTTGCACCAATTAAATATTTTCCAGCAGTTGTTGGCGTAAATCTAAAATTTGTGGTGCTATCAAAACAATTGTTAGTATCAAAATCTTCTCCTTGAAATGATATTTTTGTTGCCGTTCCTGAACTTGCAATCGTTTGATTACCTGCGCCTGATGTTTTATATGCTCTAAACGCAGGGCCACTAACACTTGCGGGTGCAGCCCACTTAAGTCCGAGTGATTGCGTAGAATCTGCTGTGAGAACTGTGTCATTAGCACCAATCGGAACACGTGCATCAACTGTAGAAAAACCATACAGATCGCCTTTAGTAGTTAATGGTGATCCACCACCTACTGCAACCCATGCACTGCCACTATAAGTTAAAACTTGGTTTGTGTCTTTTAGATAACATGCGTTACCTTCTTGTGGTGATGTGACAGCTGCATCTCTAGCAGCGGCATTGGCAAACACCCACACGCCTTGCATCAAATAGCCATCAACATCGGCAGCGGTTAATACCTCGCCTGTTGTAAAGTCCTTAAATCCTAATCCAGCGGCCATTATTTCTCCTTAGTAACTAAGCACATTATAGTCTAAAGTGCCGTATATATTGTTATTTAAAATCAGCGCATCCAGCACTGGTTCCAGGGTCGTAAAAAAGACCCTAAAGCTGTTGGGTGTAATTGTGGTAGCCACGCCAAATATCTGCAAAGTATTATCTAGGGTAGATCCACCTGGCTGGGTAGTAACAATTCTGATCGGGTCAAAGAAGTCTAACTCTAAGGCTGCAATAATGCCTGCGTTGTAATTGTCTGTGTATAAGTCCAACTCGATGCCATCGCATCTGACCTGTGTCTCAGCACGGCTAGCCACATAAGCCCGGGCATAATCTAGGGCTACAGCATCGGTCTGCATTAGCAGGTCTTGTAGGTTATATGAGTGAATAAAGTATTTGTCAATAGATGCTTGGTTAATTGCTGTCTGTGGTGATCCACCTGTACGGCTAATCTGGGCTGAATTGAAGATCAAGTCATCATCTAATTTCCAGTTGGCGTTAGCGTATGCGATACCTGTGCCATCATCGTTAAATGTAGTTACTGTGCCACCGATGGATCCTGCAGTTACCGCTCTATCTTGAAATACAAACTCTCCGTCTGTGTTTACATATAGCGCCCCATATTCGGATGTGGCAACAGTAGTCATAGCATCAAGGGAAGTACGTGCTGTGCCAGGATCTGCCTGCATAGTAGTCAAACCTGCATCAACATCACGCATAGTTGCTGGCCAGTCGATCTGATCTAATATCTGGTTAATTCTTGTGCCTGATAAGTCGCCAGCGCTAGCGCCTGTAACTGTAGATACCTGAGCGTTTTGAGCAAGTCTAAAAGCATCTACAGCTTGTATCGTTGTGTAAGCAACCTCTGTTGCATCCTTTGGTTGCGTATTAACATATGAAGTAATAAACCCTGAGAATAGGCTATAAGTAGTAGCACCATAGGTAGCAGAAATTTGCACCTTTTTCATTGGTGTCAGCAATTCGTAATATGGCCCTGATGGATTGGTCGGGTTGAAATCTCCATTTTGATCTACAATTCTTAAAGTAAGTGCGCCTGTTTGGAATTGATCTACTAAGGCGTTACGGCCACGGCTGGTTTGTATTAAATTGACTTGATCTGATACATCAACAATAACGGATGCAGAATCTCCTAATATGTTTACATCTAATATGCCAGTACCTAAGATCATTGCTTGAGCAAAACTTGGCCCAGTAGAAAAGTTAATTACAGCATTGATTGTTGGTACGGCCATTAGTTTGTAAGAGATCCCGCTGGTAGCAATTTATTACCTGACTTTAATAACTGCAATACGTTTTTTTGGATAACAGCTTCTAATTGCTGATCGGTAACTATAGTGCCTGCGTTTACAACTACTGTGGCTGTTGGTTGCACAGTCGCAACGGCAGCGGCAACGGCCTGTTGATTAGTTGCACCTTGTGGCAGTCTCGCAAACTCATCTGGTGCAATTTGATTACGGCCTCGGCCAGTCATCTCACCTAAAGCGTTAAATAGGGCAGGGCCAAAATTTGTAAGCGCACTAGCGGCCATGCCTGCAGCTGTAGCCAAGGCATCAATAGAAGCCTTAGCGCCTAGTTCAGCATTTAATTTTTTAGCCAAAGCCTCGTTATTATCTAAGATTGCTAGTTGTGCTCTTAGGCGTAATTTAGTCTCTTCATCGGTTGCCTGGTTAAGCGCCAGGGTTAATCCTATGCGCTCGGTATCAAACTTATCTTTAAGTTTATCTAGTTCTGATTTAGCCTTCATTTTTGCTAGTTCATCGGCTGCTAATTTGTTTTTCTCTTTTAATAATTTGTTTGATCGTTCAATATCTTTAGTAGCGCTTGCGCCTAATGAATAAGTAAAATTAGATGTAGGTTTATCTCTGTTAGATCCACCAAAAGATGATAATGCGCCAAATATTGCTTGTGCGCCTTTGCCACCTGGTTGTAAACGCAATAACAAATCGGCCAAACCACTAGAACCTACTTTAGATGCTAGGCCATTCACTTTGCTTACTAATAAACCAATGCCATAAATTGCGTCTCCAATAGATTTACCAAAGCCTTCCATAGCATCAGTGGCGCTCTCTATGCTTTTATCTTTACCTAATACTGATAATGCGTCTAATAATCCTTTGCCAATTTCTTCTGATGCGTTTTCTGCGCCTACCTTTAGTAAATCCATCTTGCCTGCATAAGTATCTAATCTAGCTGCTGCTTGACCGCTAAACTTCTGATTGAGTTCGGCCATAATCTTGTCCATGTCGCCAGTCTTTAACGTGGCTTTGCTTATGCCTGCACCTAATCTGCTAAGACCTGCAGTGTTGCCAGAATATGCACGTGTCAAAGCGGCACTGACTGCTTCTACTGACTTACCTGTAGCAGCACTAATATTTAAAGCAGTTGCTAAAGCGTCTTGGCTTTGTGTAACAGATCCAGTAACTGTCAATAATTGTTGGAATGCTGGCCGTAATTGATCGTCTAATACGCCAGTAGTTTTTTGTAGGTTAGCTATGTAATACTCAACGCTTGGTGCACTAAATGCAAAGCCTGTATTTTTAAGCTGTAATTCTAAAGCCTTGGCAGCTTTCTCATCGGCCATAAAGGCATTAACAGCATTCTTGCTAAACTGCAATAATTTTTGAGCGCCAAAGACACCCGCAAAGGTTTTACCTAAACTCTTAAGCGTTTTATCAAACGCACCAATTTCTTTCTGGCCTTTTTTAAGTCCTTTGTTATCAAAGGTGCTAACTGCACTGACAATTAAATTAGCCACTATGCTGCCTTACCTAATCGTGTTTTAATGTTAAAGTCTGTGGCTACTGTGTTAATAGCCTTAACCACGGCTGGAATAACCTTGCTAGATTCTTCAAACCAGGCTCTATAAATCAAGCGGCCCTTTTGTTTGTTCTCGCCTTTCATCTGGCTAATTGATTCAGCAGATTCTATAAACTGTATGCCAGCATTAGGATTAAGGCTCTCTGAATTAGATGCGCCTCTACGATTCTTTCGGCCAGCAGTTTCAAAGATTGCGCCAGGTGCTGAGATGTTTGCTACGTAGAATGCAGCTCTATAACCTGATCGATTACGATTGTTTGTGCCAGCGTTATATTTAATAAGACTTTTAGCTAGAGAATAATCATAGGCTGGGAATGCCCTGTATTTGATTGTGTCGGCTGATGCAGTGCCTTTACCCCAGCCACTTAGGACTTCACTTTGTTGCGGTAAATAACCACGTGCTTTATCTCGGACAATAAGCATCGCAGTCTTAATATCTTTAGACATTTGTTTGTTTAGTTCAGGCTCAACCTCTCGCATAGCCTTCTGGAGTTGCTTAACGCCGTTTACCACGACTGGCATTTTTGATCTCCTTAGCTCTGTCTGTCAATACCTGAATTATTGCTAGATACATTTCGGTATCCATATCAATAAACTCTCTAGGCGGTATTCCAGTCTCTACTGCTAATTGCGCAATAGTGTAAGCAATAGAATTCCGCTCAGTTATTTTTTTTCTTCGTCTAATACCTCAACAGTATCTAGAGTGTCTATAAACTCTGATCCCCATAAAGGTATCTGTGCGCCAGCCCTGCGTAAGCATTCATAAGCCAGCCAGAATATCTCTGTTTGACGCTCATGCTCACGCAAGACCTTGCTAATTCCTGATCCGTACTTCAACTCGAAAGCGTACTCGACACCTGGAGTTATCTTGTGCTCTGATACTTCTCCATTAGCCCTTGTTATCTTTAGCTTTGCCATTGTTACTCCTTAGTTAGAACGCCACTGATGGCGATACTGTTACTGCGGAGTTTATAGTAAATGTTACTGAAGAGGTAGCGATCTCAGCCACGCCGCCTTGACCCACTGGGGTTAGGTTATTTACCAAGATTGAGAATTGGTAAGATGGGTTCGCTGCTGATACTACTGTGCCTTTAACTGTAATCATTGATACAGAAATTGTCTGACCAAAACAGTCATTCAAAGTTTGCATTACCTGAGCAGATGCCCAGTCATTGATAAAGTCAAGTGTTAAAGTGCCAGATTGTAGGCCAGCCACAAACTTGTGGGCTGTGTCGCCCATAGCTGTTACTTCTAGCTCATCTGCTACCTGGTTAATTACTGCATTGGTTACGTATGCAGAAATATCGATAGAAGGTGTTGTCTTGGCTGCTGCTGTTGCCAACTTAACACCAACATTGTTATTTAAATAGATTGCCATTGTTATTCCTCATCTTTCTTTGTTTGTGCAGTTGGTTTTGGTGTTTCTTTGATCTGGCCTGTCTTAATTAAGAAGGCTAAGTCTTCTGCTTGTGTGCTCATTTTAACTCCAGCTCGTTAGGATTGATACAGTTATTTCTGATGTTAATAAATCTCCACTAGCTGCATTAGTTATAGCTGGAGCGGAGACACTTGATATGTTGTAAACCAGGGTTGATGCCGCCAGTTTAGTTACTACTGCCACGATAAAATCTTCTATGCCTTTTAGGTTGCCCTGATTGTCAAATGCAGGGGCGGTTATTAAAATCTTAAAATTAGCCAAAGGTGCGATGCTTGTCTGGCTATTATTGCTTGGCACAATATAAGGATCGCTAGGTGTTACTACAACGCTATTAGCAAGCAAAGTTGCTGGTGGAAAACTAAAGGTAGACCATACTCCAGCGTTTGCTAAAGCGGTTGCTAGCGTGCCACGTAGCGTGCTTATTGCAGCCATTAGCCGACCAGTGATGCTGGACTTGAATACGGCTGGATGAGACCACGCACTCGGTTAATCAGCTGATAACCCATCCGATAAGGGCTGGCAGAGATCCCATCCATACCGACCCCACCAGTCTGGCTAACTTGTCTTGCTTGCCAGATGTCTACAGCAACGATCATCGCTGCCTCACGTATTGCTGGGGTTGTCGCATAAGATTGGGTTTTATGGTCTGAGCCAGTAACTAATCCATAAGGTACTACTTTGTGAAAAACTTGGTTTGCAGCTGTCTTTGCATATTGCACAAATGAATAACCATTAGGGTAATTGACTTGGCCGTAGTTATACATAAATACTGGAATTAGGCTAGTAGTGCCAGATGTCGGTGGAATTGTTCCAGTGATTGTGTGCGTGCCATTAAATACGGCACCGCAAGCACTTACCACTATTGATTGTGTCGCAGCGAATGCGTTTGGATTAGCAAGCATAAGTGTTGCCACGTTATCTTGTA